GTAACACCGAAAGCACCACCTAAACCTATACTTGCTAAATATTCATCACGACTTACATCATCTCCTAATAAATCTCTAACAAAAGTTTCTCCTGTTGCAAAACCAGCACCTTGTAAAGCAGCTTTTTTAAGTCCTCCTTTTCCTATTTTTGCTGTTGAGCCAGCAGGTATTACTTGAAATAAACCAGCCGATAAAGCTTCTGCTTGACTAATATCTTTAACTCCTCTTAATTTCTGTGCTTGTATATTTGTGTAATATCCAATAGCAAATTGACCACCACCATAAGCTGCTATGCCAACAGGACCACCAGCCAATAAAGGTGCAAGAACAGCATCAGCACCAAGACCAACTCCAATTTCAAGACCAAGACCTTTAGCTAAACCTTTTAAGTTTGCTTTTTCATTTGTTTGTTCTGTTAAATCACTAAATATTTTTCTAGTTTTATTTATTTCTTCACCATTAAAATCAATAGGATCATTTTCATCTACATAGAAATTATTTATAGTATCGTTTAAATTAAATTCAGTATCAAAATCAATAAGACTTTGATCTTCTTCAAAAATATTTTTATCTCTAAACTGGTTAGAAATTGCTGAGTCTGTCATATCTAAAATAGTGGTGGATTACGTTTTGCATCTGTGATTAATTGCATAATTTTCTTTGCATAATCAGGGTCAGTTGCATAGGCATTTGCTTGTAACAACTTAGCTGCTTCTTCAGCAGTGCTTACATTAACAGTACCCTTTCTTCCCATAAAGTCATCATTCCATTGTGTCTTATATTGACTCATCATATCTTGTAAACTATCAAAGTTTTTAAAATTATCTTGTATATCAATATTCTTACCTTCAATATTTTCTTGGGTGTTTTGTAAAGTTGCTTGACCTTTATCAGTTTCATCTTTTGTAGCTTTTAAACCTAAATAATTGTTTGTAGCAGAAGGACTTGCACCATTTGATGTTTCTAACATTACTTGTGCTGCTGTCACTTCTGGAAACTTATGACCTGCATCTTTAGCTAATTTGTAGAAAAGAGGAAAGTTGGCTTCAAATCTTTTTACTCCACTTGGTTCTTCTGAACCTACTATTGTAGTTTTTTCTGTATCTGTAGGATTAGCCATAGCAATCAAGCTGCCATCTCTACCACCTAATGTATTTACAACATCACTTACCATTTTTTGATTTTTTGATGTGTTTAGAGAATTTAAATTCATGCCTTCTAATTGATTATTATTACTACCTGATCCTGAGTTGTTTGGTGTATTAATAGGCTGTTGCTCACTTATATTATTATCTTCATCAAAAAATGTGTAACTACCATTTTTAATTTTACCTATTTGTTCTTTATAACCCTTTATCAAATCATCTATTTTATCTTTTTTTTCTTTATTTGTTAATTCAGAATCAACAATAACTAATTCTAAATCTTGTTTTAATTTAAAATCAAGATCATACTTTTGTTCTACTTTTGATCCTGACATAATATCAAAACCGAATTGATTTTTTGTACTTAAAACTTTTTCTCCAAATTTTATAACTCCTTTTATCTCTGGATATTGAGTAAGTAATCCTTGACCTGATTGACTTTTTACTAAAGTATCTAATCTTTTAAATTCTGTTCTGTCTTCCTTAGTAGCACTAGAACCTAATGAAACCATGAAATTAGTTAATTCTGTTCTTGCAGCTAGTTTATTACCATCAAATTCACCATCAATCCATCTCTTTTGAAAGCCTAAAAACCAACCATCAACATTAAAGTTTTTAAGAGTTACTTCTGTATCAATAAAATCTAATTCTCCTTTATATTCTTTTTTTAATGCTGATATTATTTTT